GCCTTCGCCTTCATCATCGTGTCGATGGATATACGCTCCATCATCATCCCCCGCATCATCATCTTCAGGAATACCGGTTCGCATATCCAGTTCGTGGTCTTCGATTTCCGCGGCAATACGATCCTCTTCCAGCGCATCCATTACATAAATCTCTCGGTTCATATCCGTAACATAGTCCCGCTTGCCAAGTTGTCGCTCCTTTTGCGCGATCTTCTCCATTTCATCGCGCTCTTCATCATAGTAATCTTGGTCATATATAACAACACCTGTTTGCGATGTGCCGCGGCTCCATATTCCCATCTTGTGGGTTTTCATCAAATTTTCTAGTTGACGTTCGGGCATAGACATCGCGCCAATTCTCTCGACAACTCCATCTTTCTCTTTATCTTTTACCCGCGTAAGTTTCTCTTTTATATTTGCATAGTTAAAATCAATCGACGATTTATCCTTCTCGATGATACGCAAATAAGCGATCAATAATTCGGCCACCTTCTCACCAAGTGCCTTCTTATTCCCCAGAATAATATCCATTTCACTAATTGTGCCCGATTCACGCAAACGAACCGACTCTGCTGAATGCAAGCGATGTTCTGGTTCGATCTCGTCTGCGTCTTCTTCTTCCTGGTCGGCGTGTTCAGCCGCGCGCGTTATTTTCCCGGATGGAAGCAATGACGCGGTATCTTTGCCTCCTCTCGCAGACGCGGACGTTTTACCCTTCGCCGATTTACGTATGACCTTTGTCGGCTCTGACTGATAAATCGTAATCGGTGTCTCGATCACTAAATAAATATAGGTTTGCATCAATGAAAGAAAATAGAACATATAGAGATTTTTGACGATGTCTCTATCAAATATCGAATAGGTTGTAAATATGTTCTTTCGCGTTGAATGCGGCACGCGACCACCACTTTCACTTTCAGGTACTATAATATCGACTTCTTGTGGAATAAACATTGCGGCAATGGCACCGCCGGCACCGGCACCAGCGCTAGGTTTGGGGGCTGTTGCAATCGCCGCCGCTGCTTCCGCGATACGCGCGTCTTTCATTTCATCAAAAAATATCTCCGCCATAAACGGCGTATTTTCCATCATTTGTTTAATATCCTTTACGTGTTGCGACGCGTGTCGAATCACTTCTTTTACAACATTATCGTTATAGAATTTCTTCAACGACGTATAATGAGACGATATAATTTGCTTGATGTCTTTCATATGTGTGTCCGAAAACCCCCAGTGTTTCGGTATATTTGTATTATCAAAATCTACACCTCGTAATATAACCGATGGAATTACGTCAATCAATCGAACAATACTGCTCTTCATAAATTGTATGCTCTTTACTGCTGTTTCATCCAAGCTAGACATTAAAACACCAGTACTTTGGTTGATCTCAAACGTCATCACGCTTTTCATTAATGACTCAATTTCGCGGATCTTCGCCTTTGTCTGTTTTCCATTCTGTTGAAGAAATGCGAGAATTCCTGTTTTCATTTCGGCATTCTTTGAATGCAAATAGTTTTTAATATCGCGCATCTCTTCTGTATCTTCTTGCACAGTCTTGTCCATCGTATCCATATTTGCGATAATAAGACGACGAAGTTTCGACGGAATAATGCAACGGTCAAGCATCGATACGGCATCTTCTGCTTCCATACCCATTCCTAATCCCACGCCAATATCAACGCCATCTCCTTCTCTCGAGCTTCTACGCGCAGCCTCTTGAAATGCGTCCTCTTTATTATCCGCCTCTTCATATTTGCGATTTAAATGCAGAATTGCATCCCGAAATCGTTGAAACTGCATTGGCTCGGTGGGTCGATGATTCATTACCTTTTTATAGCCCGCATCCACCATATTATGTGAATTGATTGCGTGAAGTAAACGGTCCAAACTGTCTTTATCATAAAGATTGGAAGACCGCTTCAATTTCCGGATTTTATCTTCGATTGCATCATTTGGATTCCAGTCATCGGGGCGTTCAGGGCATAATTCCCGAATTGCCGGCATAAGATGAAGAGCGGTCGAATTCGGATTGGCGCGCATTGCAGCCAGATCGGATGATGCAGATTCACCGGCAGACGCAGCGTTTCGATATGATGATGATATACTATGATTTAATTTACAGTATGCAATAAATGCCCTATAAATCGTCTGTTCGTTAAATTCGGCCAGTATTTCTGGATAATTGAACCGCGTATTTCGGTTGTCCATAAGTATAGACGGGCGCGTAAGAACGACCATTTCGTGTGCCGTCTTTTCAAGAAATCCGATAATGCGGTTATGATGATGAATATTTTGCGCCTTTGCCATAAAATAATCGATTGTTCTCACGCTTCTACGGTCAGTCTCTTCATTGCAGCACGCATTTTCCAGAAATGGCTCGTTCGCCATATTCATCAAAAGGGGGCTGCTATTTTTCACCACCTCGTGTATCATTTGCTGTATGGAGAGACTGAAATACAATGACTTCGTTTCAAGAACATTTAATTTATCGTGCTGTCCGTGATATCCGCGCTTCATATCTGTCATCAGCTGATTCACAAAATCCGCTGCAACATTTTGCGGAGTTGGCATATTATCCAGACTCTTCATCGGCGGCAAATAATTATCCCATTTATCAATAGATAATGCCGCGGGAATTGCTTCTCCAGTCGCGCAGCGACCTTGTGCCAAATAATCTCGCTTTGTCTGGAGACGTTCCTTTATCAGTGTTTTCGGCATTATAAGTGTATCAATCATCGTCTTCAATTTTGCAAGAATATCTGCCTCCTTTTTAAAAGACTTCAGTGTATTCCAGGGCTCGATACTTGTTTTTATTTTATAAGCGATGCACGCAACGTACATTATCCCCGAAGTGTCACCTTCGCCATCCAGTGGATAACCCGAAAATGAACGAATACATCCTGCGTGTGTTTTCCGCGTTTTCGGTACGGGGATCGCACACTGGATTGCAATGATCAGATTTGATAATGTAAGCAATAATAGTGTCTGGAAAAATGTATCTTTATATGGCGGTAAATGTTTGCCCTTCTCTCGAAACATCTTTTCCGACCTCGCCTTATAGGCTTCTTCTGGTGGGACCGATGTCTCCATCAGTGTCAGTGTATTCTGAATAATAAACTCACGTTCTTCGTGTAAATCAATCCCCATATATCCGGTCATTGTTGTTACAATATTGTTAATAATCTTTGCATTTGGACTGTCGTATTTTGCGAGAATTGTAAGGCCTGTTAATCCGCCGGCGGCGGCGGCGGCACTGGCGGCGGTCGCTGGTTTTGCAACTTTTAATATTTCGTCCCCTGCATCCGCCTCTATAATATCTCTCGTAACAAGCTTAAACCCGGCTTCATCAAACCCTTCTTCGGTTACGTGTTCAATACGTTTGATGATTGCCCCACTATATTTATCAACCCACGCTTCGCCATCATCACTGATTGTTCCTCGCTCTTTGCATATTGTGTCAATGACTACATTAAGTGACATTACCGCTGATCCGCGCACACCGACACCGCCACCAGCGCTAGCGACGCCACCACCCCCGCCGCCGCCGCCGTGCGACTGAATAAATGCAATTGCAATCGTCTCATAAAACGACGGCATTAATTTCGCGTTCGACTTGATGCAATATAACCAATTCGTATCTTCACCCATTATCTCGTTTGCTTTTCTCGTAAAACTCGTAATAAATTGCAATATATCGTACTGGCGTTTAACGAAATCACTCTGGGCAATTATTTTATCCTTCAATGGCTCCATCGGTGAAATAATCGCCTCGATGTCGTCATCTTCTTCGTCATAGTCGCGTATTTCTTCACCACTAAGTGTGCGACGTTTGATAAGCGAATGAACGCCGATTTGGTACTTTTTATCATTGTATTTGTAAAACTCCTTGTTCTGAATTGCGGCGATCCGGTCAATATTTTTCAAATCATAGTCGAATTTGCGATTTACGAATTCAGTAAAATTCTCTCGAGTCACTTGATATTTTGCATCGAATTCGCCCTTCATCTTATCCAAAAACGCCTTTTTGATTGCTGCCGTGCCTTCTTTACCGTTGACATTTTCGAGCCCGCTTCCTGGTCCTTGTTGCGCCATTAAGTCGTTTGCAGCAGCAATCGCAAGTGGAATGCAATCACGGTCAACATTACAGAAATAATTCCGGTCACTGCTTGGGACTATCGCCGGAATACTTTCATCCCGCACCCATTTTCCATTTTCACGCTTAAAATATAAATATCGAGTTTCTAATTCACCCGTATCTTCACTTTCAAATCTTGCCCGATCTTCTGGTTCGATATAATCATTCACTTCAACGACTGCGTAATCTCCGTCTTTTACTGGTCGTAATCCCGGCCCGGTCATTAATGCTTCCGCTTCCGTCGTTGCTGCATCCATCGTCATTTTCTTATTTTTGATCAGTTCATCCGTTAAAAATGCCTTGAATTCAGATTCACTCATTGTTTCTTGTTTATCACGATACGATTCAATAAACGCATAATCGGTAGTATCGTACTTTTTATCGAAATAAATCGGGAGGTCACTATCATTATCTTCGCGAATGGCATCTTCGTGTGGATAACTCTTGGCCAGAACCAAGCCGAAACGCTTGGGAGCGCCCGACCCCGACCCAGATCCCGATCCGGATCCCGCAGCTGCACCGCCTTCTTCCTCCGCCGCCGCCGCCGCCCCCCCAGGTCCACGCATTGCACCCGCCTTCTGAAGTTGCGAACTTTGCTCTCCAAGTACAACATTGAAATCAAATGGCGTTATTAAATCCGTGGTTGTTATTGCAACTGCATCCATATATAACTTCGCATAATCAATCGCCAACATCTTCGATAGAAGCTCTGATGATGACAATAAATTGTCATTGTATTCAGTCTGATCCGATAATCCGGCCGCATATGCTCGCCCCCGTAATTGTTGACGCTGCCGCGCATCCATTCCCTCCAGTTGTCCTGGCGACCCCGCGGTTCCACCCGAACGAACTTGTGTATCCTGAAATCCATACGCTTTAAATACATCAGCATCCATCATTTTACCCGTCACAATCAATTTATACAAAAAGGATACACCAATATACCGAACGTGGTATTTATATGCACGCAATTTACTAAACTTTCGATAATTTGTCGCATAATTCCGCTTGTATTCCAACACACGCTCAAATAAAAAGCTCACGATGTCGTCATATTGTTTCACATTTAAATCCTCCTGATATACCAAAAAGGGCTCAATGTACGAGAGAACATCCTGCAATGTCAAACGCCCGTGAATATATCTGCGCATCATTTCAAAGATATTCTTCGTTTTCGGGATGATAACTTCCAAAAATTTACGGTATTTATCTCGATCGTCGAGAGATGGATCAAGCACGAACTGCTTTATATTTGAAAGAAAATTATGACTATTCATATCAATCGGCTCCTTCAAATCAGACACTTCGTGTGTCGCTATCGACATATTCTGACGCAACATATCCCAATAATGGACATACTGCATATTCAAGTTGCTTTTATCAAGAATGTTGGTGTTTGGCAAAGAAATGCGCGAGTAGTATATAACCGGCTCTGGAAGTGTCATAAATCCGGTAATATTCATCCGGTCATTTGGTGTCAATGTTGCAAAATCCGCGGCCATTTTCGCGCCTCCTTTCAGATTTTTTAATTGGAGTTTCGAAAGACCAAGATTGTATTTTTGGATTACGAATCTGCGACGTTTTACTTTCTCATTATTTATCACAGATGAATAAAGATCATCCAAGTTGTCAATGACTGCCGTAAAATTGTCGGATACCTGCTTCGTCGAGATAACTTCTTGTTTATTTCTTGGTTCAGAATGGGGTGTAAAATGAATGTTCGAGAGATTTGACAAATATTGTGTGTATGTAATCGATCCATCATACCACTGCTTTTGCAGTTCATTCTCTTCATCGCGCTCTTCCTGGATAAGACGCGGTTCCACGTCCATTTCATTTGCTCGATCAGAATCGATGGGTATATCATAAATAACTTTACGCGTTTTAACAATGGGAATAATCCAGTGAAGTGATTTGTTCATTCGGACGAGTGCCTCTACTAAAGGTCGGTACGCTGCGCTCTTTGGTTTCGGTATTGATGGATTGCCATTTGTATCAAAATCCGAAAATTTATGGCGTAATTCTTTGAATCTCTCGACCATTCTCTGTATATTTGTAAGTACAAGTCTAGTTTTTTCCGATGCAGGCACATTTGTTATTAATGTATCCATCAAGTCATCACACTGCTTCTCTAAATTAAAACGCCGGTTTTCATCTGGAATATCGACAGTCTGTACAAGAACATCTAATGTGTCGCCAAATTGGATTTGGTCTGCGTCCAAAATGATGGATTTCAATTTCTCTCGAACATCGGAGGGTGCAACGTAGGATCTGCTGCCCTGAATAGGAAGCGCCGCTGCTGTCGCGTCTGATAACCCAACCGGCTGTTCTACGGCGTTTTCACCGTTACCAAAGCTACTTGCAATATTTTCTTGCATTCGCTGTTTGCGACGTTCTTCTCTCGACGTCGGTGTTAATGACATAGGTGACGACTCTTCACTCTGAAGTTTAACCGGGAATTCTACATCGGATCTCGCGCCCTGTGCTGCAGACGCTGCCGCAATCGCAGCCGACATAGCAGGCGGTAATACGATCGACCCGGACCCGGACCCCGATTCTTCATATTCAGCGCCTTCCGCGCCTTCCGCGCCCTTACCAAATGACGCAGGCGGTTGTCTGATTTTTATCTCTTCGATCGGCAACTCCTCCGGAATTCCCATATATGCGAAATTAATGTATATCATTTCATCTTCGGGATACGTGCGAATCTCTATCATATCCTCTTCAAGGTCGGTGATTAAACCGGTAATAACAGTGGGTAAATCACCGCCAAATCGAATATCAACCCACGTCGAAACGACTAAATGATTTTGACGTGCATACCCCCTTTCCTCTGCTCGGCTTAATAACTCAATATTTGTAATACTTTCATCTGTTAAATTACCGGTTGCATCAATGCTTAAAATGTGTTCATTTAATTTGTCAGTATTGATTAAACGAATCCTTCTTGGTGAAACATAATCTACTAAAAATATATTATCGTGGATATCACTGTTGGAAGGCGCAATTATTTTAATAATATCACCTAGTTCTATCGATAAAGACATTACTATATTTCCTTCTTCTTCTTCGTGTTCTTGTTCTTGTTCTTCGTGTTCTTGTTCTTCGTGTTCTTGTTCTTCGTATTGAGGCTGGGATTGAGGATCGAGTACGAGTTCATAAGGGCCTACTTCCGCGTTTGGCGGTGATATTTCCTGACCCTCCATTTGATATATTTCTTTATTATTATAATCTAATATTTTTTTATATCTAATTATAATTTGCCCTTATTATATCATTTGTATACCATTATGTAAAACAGATATAAAGATAATATACACAATTATGTACAGTAATATATCTTATTCTACCGTTTTATCGTCTCAATGTTTTCTGTTTCTTCTACCGAGTTTGCGGGTCTTCCAGCATTTGTTGAAAAGGTTTCAAAGGTTACGCGTGATACTGAAAGTAGCGGGTTTTCTACCGAGATGGATGACTTGCGTTCCTGGTGTTCTGAGCACGGAACGGTGGTTCATTATTCTAAAACTTCGTCAGGGGTGTATTATACGTTGAAGTACGACCGTGCTAAATTGACGGATGAGCAATATAGTACGCTTGGACGTTTTCGATCAGTTGTGTTTGACCAAGAGGGTAAGATTTGCTGCATTGCCCCGCCAAAGATGTTGAAGATTGGTGATGCGTTGTCGAGTGTCGCTGTGAATTCGGCGGGAGGGTATTTGCACGCAGAAGAGTTTGTTGAGGGTGTGATGTTCAATCTCTTTCATCACGATGATAAGTGGTTTGTTGCCACAAAGAGTTGCGTGGGTGAGGTGTCATATGATCATATGAAGGATGCGCCGTTGGCTGCTGCCGCCGAGGTCGACGCCGCAGACAAGCCGGCTGCTGAATTTCAGCGTTTGTCAGTCCAAGAGATTCTGCGTCGTAGAATTTGCGATACATTGTCTCTTCTTACCGGCGGACTGGAAGCAGTACCTAAGCAATACTGTTACAGTTTCGTTCTTCAGCATCCTAAGAACCAGATTGTCAACGAGGTCACTGCACCAAAGTTGTACCTGGTTGCTGTTTACGAGTTGTCGGTCATCAATGATGTCACACACGCAATTCGCCTGGAACGCGACATTTTCTCAACTGCATTTTCTGGCGCGGTCTTTCATACACCCAGCGGATTGTCGTGTGTTGCTGACGCGAATGACGATACCACTGCGACGCTTACGCCGAATACTGTTGCGGATTATTGCAAGATGTATGGTTCATTGGAGACACGTGGTGCTACTTTGCCAGGGGTTGTATTTCTAGATGCGGATACTGGGTTTTGCTACAAGCAGCGCAATCCAAAGTATGAGAGTGTGAAGAAGCGCAAGGGTATGGAGCAGAAGTTGCTTTCGCAGTATTTGTATTTGCGTAAGGAGAGGACGATCGATGAGTATCTGAAGTATCATCCTCAACACAATCGCGCGTTCAATGAGTTTCGCGAGAAGCTGCACGATTACACGTTGAGGCTGTATACTTCATACATTGATCACTATGTGAAGAAGAACAGCAAGCCGCTGAAGGAGTATGATCGCGAGTTGCGAACTCATATGTATAAGCTGCATTATGATGTGTTCTTGGCGACGATAAAGGAGTCGGGAGCATTTGTTACGAAGCATACCGTGATCAACTATGTGAACAACTTGGCGCCTGCGCAACAATTGGCGTGTTTGAACCTGAGCGGACTGTCGGGTGCGGGTGCGGGTGCGGGTGCGGGTGCTGCGTCGGCATCGGCATCAGCAGGGGTCTCTGAGCATCACTCCGACAATAAGAGCACTGGTCGGTTTGATCGCGGGGGGGCTGGACATTCTCGTGGTGGGAGCGCTCTTGCTGCAAGGGGCGGGTTTAGAACCCCTCGTGGTGGTGCTCTCGGCGGTAGTAGTGGCGGGGGCGCACGTCTTCCAACGATTGTTCGCACGGTCGAATCTGGCAGAGGCGGATCTGTCAAGGGTGCAAAATCTGCAACTGCGGGAGTTGTCAAGGTCCAAAACCGATTTTCTAGCTTGAATTCTGATGACACCGCGGGTGCGGGCACGGGCGCGGATGGTGCAGACGCGGGTGCCGAGTAATAGGCGCGGACGCACAATAAAATTGATGTATATTTGAATATATATATCAATTCAGACGAACAACGAACAACTGACATAAATAAATGGCCTACAATGCCGACAACGACGACAATACCTGCACAAAACGTGCAAAATCACCGCGCCCTCCTGCGCCACCCCCAACGCCATTACCCGAACAGACCGAGTTATATTTCGGATGGTTTTCGCCTGCACTGCAGCAAATGCGGGTTTCATATCCAACAGAGCACAAGTTTAATGGACGCACAATCAAAAGCCCACCGTATTGTTACTGGACACAGGGCGACCGAAAAGTACTTGTCACGGAAATAACGCATACAGGCATCCCGACGCCGCGTCAAGTCAAAAATGGCGATATTTATCTAGGACAGGTGGATAAATATTGCTGTAGATCGTATACCCGACTGGCGGAGATTCCTGAGGTCGGGAAGAAGTAGGCGAGCGTGTAGGCGAGCCTGTGATTATTTTTTATTGGTTCTGCGGCGACGGAGGTGCAATTGGCGACGCGATGATTTACGTTGTTTGGTACCACGGCGCGCTGATTTGCGGTGTTTACTAGCGTATTTTCTTGTATGACGTTTTCTTGAACCGCCGGCGGCGGCACTCTTTAGACTTTTTGCGTATTCGTCGTCTACTTTGCCGTCCTCTATACGCTGGTTGCTAAATTCGTAATTTTCAATATTGGTGATGATTTGTTCTTTTGTGGCATCATCAATACCATTAGCTGCACAGAAGGCCTTTCCTTCCCACTTAAAGTAATAAAGTATGTCATCCGCAGTTTCAATGTCATCGTGATTTTTCATAAAATGATCAATCGCTTTCGATATTTTATCTTCATCGATGACATCTCCTATTACCGAATTAATCGTTTTTTTCGCACGTTCAAGATCAAATTTAAACGGTCTTTCCGCGGTTGCAGCCATTTCACTAAATATCGTGTTTGTTATATACTATAACACTAAAAAATATTCATTAGCTGCCTTATTCCATATTACTATAAAACATAGTTATAGAATATATAAATAAGTTTTACTTTGTCTCATTTTTCTTTTCGGTCGGTGTAATGTTTCAAATCGTATACCCGATGGGCGGAGATTCCCGAGGTCGGAAATAAGTGGCGAGTAGGCGAGTAGGCGAGTAGGCGAGCGTGTGATTATTTTTTATTGGTACGGCGGCGACGGAGGGGCAATTGGCTGCGCGATGATTTACGTTGTTTGACAGTAGTGGCCGGTGTACGGCGTTTTCTTGCGCCACCTGAGTTCGCAAATTTAAATTCTATTAGTTTAGTTTTAATTTCGTCTATTTTACCGTCATCGGTAAAACCGTATTCTTTATATATTTTGGGTCCTATAGAACCAATCCCTCCAATTATATCAACAACCGAGTCAGGTTCAAGCGCTGTAATAACGCGATCAATCATATTTTTCATTATTTCTTCATCATAATCTTCGCCTAGGATTTTTTGAAGTAACGTTTTTGCTTCTTAGACATTTGCTTCAGCCATTTCACTAAATATCGTGTTTGTTATAATATAATATAACACTAAAAAAATAGCCTAGGCCATATCATAATTGTTTACAAGAACGGTTCTCTCAACTATTGGATCACATTTTTTCAGTTCGTTTTATTTATCACCATTACAGCGTCTTGCCTTAGTTAGGTTGATACGTCGTCGCTGAATTCTCTTCGTAAGCGATTGATTGTGTTTGCGTCGTCACGACGCATCAAAAAAACTTCGCATCAGCGTGCTGAAATGGACGCGCGTACTTATCAACCACAAGCGGTTCTGGCATAAACATCGCCATCCGATCAAAGAATTTCACCTCCGGCAGATTTTTCAAATGGGGAACAACGGCCGCCTGCGGCTCAACGAGGTTTGTAGAATTGATTCCAAATAACGCGGACTCAATATCCACCGAATTCGATGAGAAATGCTCGCGGCTCATCCGTGAAGGCAGAATACCGACACTTTCAAATGTAAGCGCGGGCTCATACGCTTTACCGGCGTAGCCGTTTTCAAATGCAGCATAATTGCGTGCAAGGTTTTGCGTCTTCTGTTCTATTTTGAAGTCGCTGGTTGAGTTCTTGTTTCGGGTAGATGCCATTCTATGTATGTGTATGTGTTAATATATTATGTTATGGCATTATTTTATTTTTCCTAAAACATCTGTCGGAAACATTCGATAATTTCTGTTTTGTTCGATTCTGGAATCTCTTCGTTATGACTCGCGTAGCGCAAACACGCGTGAAACAAATCAAATGTCTGAAATGAAAACATCATACAAAATATCATTTCGCTATTATCTGAAGAAAGGACAATTCCGGAGTCACCGCCGTTTCCGCCGCCGGCGCTACCGCGCTGTTCTTTATGATATAACGGATGTGATTGCAATATTTCTTGAATTGTTGCATTCTCTCGAAAACGCGCATACAATGCGTCTAATTCCGCAGAAACAACATCCGGTTGGTATTCACTTGTTGTAATTCCAAACACTTGAAGAAACTGGATCCGAAATAGTGTATCCTGATCATCTGTGTCTTCAATCATTTTGTATGTCAATACCATATCAAAATTATATCCGGGTTCCGGCGTTATAATTAGCTCGGGCTCGGTCTCGGGCTCGCTTGTATTAACGTGAGTAATATTAATTACCCCCTCGACGTCAGATTGATTCAATGTATCGTGTTCCATTTGTATATACTACCTTAATACTTTCATATATATAAAACGTATCTACTTTTTATATATGTTCCATTACACTTCATTCCGTTACACTTCATTCGCTTCGCTTATTCCGTTACACTTCATTCGCTTCGCTTATTCCGTTCGCTTCGCTTCACTTCATTTATTAAACATATATTCGTGGTCGCGCACTAGTTCACGAGACGGTACACCCCCTCGAATCCACCCTTGGACTGCAGCGCCTTCAACATAATTCGCCGGGTTGTTAATGGTCGACTTAAATTCCTCCTGAAGAGGATAGTCGCTGTGCGCATTGTTTAACTTCTCAGTAAGCTGAGTAATACTTTTCTTATTCGTATTGGTGTCGCCCTGTAAAAGCTGCGACTCAAAATCAACATTTACTGCGCCACGGCCCAGAAACGGTACAGTCTTAAACGGCCTCTCAAGCAAGCTCAATTTGCACTTGGAGTGCGTGTTCAAGCTTCCAATCAAGAGCTCGGAATTCGTATCTATATTGCAGCCACCGAATCCGGTGTGGTGCCCGCCCTTGTAAAACACATTTGGCTGACTGGTCGCAAACTGGATCGGACGCTCCATCTGGCAATCCGTAGAAAAGAAATTATTCAAAGAATAGTTTGCGGCATTCAGGTTTTGAACATTACGCTGACTCATATCGCTAGAGTCATTACCAATGCGCGAGAGATTGTCGAAAGTGTAACTATTTACATACGCCATTGCTATTATTTATATATTATAGATATTATAGATATTATAGATATAGATAATATCGATGATAATATCGATGATATCGATTATATTGTTATTATCGATATCGATGACGTCGCCGGATTCTTCATATTCGCGCATTTCGTCGCGCATTATTGTCCTACAACTTGCCCAAGCCTAGAATTAATTCTGCCACAAGCAAATTCGTCGCCTTCCTTGCAGGATTTCATTTCCCCGTAACAAAACTTCGCAAATGCGTCCTGGTCATTTGGGATTCGGGTATTCGGCATCGGATGAAAATTGCGCATCGATGCATCAAACCCCGCATTATCACCTAAAGTTCCAAATAATTTTCCATATGTTTCTTCTGGCGTATGGTTCGTTTTGGTAGATGGAACGTTCATTCCGTTATATATTGTATTGCTCGCATTTGTATCGATACTTCCACTAACAAATATCTTGGTCGATTCATTTATGTCCTCTTCGACTGCCGGATTAAATGACGGTGCGGCATTTCGTCGGCGTGGATTATCCATAATTTCCGGCAATAATGGGTTCATTAACGGATTCTGCGGGGTTGGCGCCGTAAAATCATCCCTTAATAACTGATAAAATTCGGGTTTTTCGATATTGTTTGCAAATCCTTCCTTGGTTTTTAACTGTTTCTTCGCCTTCTCTACATCTAGACCCGCTTTGCCCTTATATACAAAATTATATATCATCACAATAATTCCTAAAGTAATTGCCCCCAGAATAAACATCGAAAATGCCGATGTCAACAAAAATCCTAAAATAGTTGCTAAAATAATAAACCGGGTGATTGCGTTTAGTTTTGCAGGAGGATCCATTGTCTTTGATGGCCAGATCTCCTGAATATGGTCCTTATTCATAAGTACGCTCGGATCTTCAAGCCAAAATGATTGATCTTTTGACATTTTTATCTGTGTCGGTATGTGTATCTGTATATGTAATTATCAGTTCGAGAATATATAAATATGCTATTATTATACTTATATATTATGAATATTATGAATTATGAATTATGAATTATGAATATTATGAATTATGAATATTATGAATATTATGAATTATGAATTATGAATATTATGAATTATGAATATTATGAATATTATGAATTATGAATATTATGAATATTATGAATTATGAATATTATGAATAATCGATTTATTCAAGTTTGTCCTTCTTTTTATTCTGGGTTTCAGCTGCAAGCATTCTAGCCTCGGCGGCTGCTGCTGCTGCGGCTGTTGCGGCTCCGGGGGTGGCGGTCGCCGCAGCCGGAAATCTCGGCGTCTTTTCACTTTTCTCGCCCGTTCTAAATACCGATGTCGTCGGTGTCGGCGCTGGACCGGAACCTCCGTTCTTCTCCTGTACCTTCTTCATCAATCTCTCGCGCATCTGTGCCTGCTTCATATTCTTTTGCAGCTGTGCCTGCATTGCGCCAAAATTCACTTTTCCACCACCGCCTCCACCACCCATTCCACCCGGCATATTCATCCCCATCTTGCTGAGCATACTCGCGATATTATTCATACCCGGCATACTCTTCATCTTATTCATTAACTCGCTTGCCTCCTGCATTATCTCACTCTCCTTCAATTCACCCGACTTCAGTTTTGAATCCAGCTTATTCCCGACCGACTTGATAATTCCCGACAGCTTTGTCGGGTTCTTCAACAACTGCTGAAATACACCCTTCATCGACGTCTCATTTTCCATATTCAAATCCAAATCTGCGGCCGTCTCTTCGGCAATCTCCTTTGCAAGTTTGCCAATCTTTCCGTTTAGAATCGACGACAAATGCTCGTGAATCGCGCCAGCATCGGGAATTGGCGGTGTCGACTGTTGCTGGTGCTGCTGGTGTTGCTGGTGTTGCTGGTGCGACGACGACGACGACTCATTACCCGCCGCCCCCTCCCCCTCCGGGATAAACGAGTTCATAAACTCCGACGCCTTCTTAAATGTATCCTCGAAATTGATGTCGCCGCCAGAATTACCTCCTGCTTCATTTCCCGATGCATCGAAAAATGAACTGATACTCCCAATGACCTCTTCCAACTTACTCTTCAATTCTCCCTCATCAATCGCCTCAAACAGCTTCGCTGTATCTCCGAACGACCCCATATCCGAGAGATTATTCACAATTGAAAAGAGAATCAACTGCAAATACTTCCAGATAATATCCTTCGTGTTCTCCGTAATATCTTCAGTTCGCCAAATCTCCCCGAAATCAACATTTGGAAGAAACATCGCGCCACCTGCGCCACCTGCGGCCGCAGCGCCCTTGAATACTTCCTCGTTCTTATACAAAATATCGAAAAACCTCGCAGGATATATCATCTTGCAATAAGAATACAGCTCAATATACAGATCATCCGGCATTGGCTTCATTTCGTGCGAATATCCTAAATATCTCGAAAGCGTCTCTCTGTATTCCGGAAAGGAACAATCAATGTCTCGCAGAAAATCCAACATTACAGTTTTGAATTCCACCGAAATGGAGTCGATTGTGATTGGCTCTGCAGTAGCACCAGCACCGGCACCAGCACCGGCACCACCCCCGGCACCACCCCCGGCCCCAGTGTTCTTGTTTTTCGCCTTTCCACCACCATTTGCCTTCTTATTCTTATGACCCATTTGTATCGAAAGATGCGAGTATCTGTATAAATAACATACCAAATATTTAAGTTAGTTATACGAAATTTATTTGTAATGATTTACGAGTTTCAATGGATATTACAAAAAATTGAAATGTTAAAACTGGGTAGTAACAAATGAACAGAGATTCCATTCCATTCCATTCCATTCCATCAATGACGTCCGTTTTATATTCCGCCGCCGCCAAGACCCTGTCAGCTGAAACTGATGTAAAGGTAATAGTACAAAGTATCCTAGATACAATTCTTGCGATGACCGAGCCCGCCGCCGCCGTGCCCGCCGCACCCGCACCCGCACCCGCGCCACTCAAAACCGAAGACACCGGCAAGATTTTCGAAAAAGCGATTTGCGACAGTTTCGGTATTCCATACGATGGACCGTTCAAATACAGCCAAGACGAAGTCAATAAGTTGGTGCCTCGTTTGTCGAACATTGTCACCAACAAGTTGTTTCCCCCGTGTGTTCACACTGCAAGCAAAGGTGCCAGATATGATTTCACATCCATTGATGGCGCATCGCACTTGTCCGCAAAAAGCAACAAGAAAAAGGGTGGACAACTCGCACCGCAGGTTGTAGGTCAACCTCACCCTCAAAAATTCTGTCAGGTCCTCGGGATTGAATATACCACACCAGAGAATCTCAAACAGTACATTCAGGAGAACATTGTCTCGATTTTGCCTGTGTTGTGGAATCACACTTTTGACTCACAGATCATCTACTATGTAAAAGAGACGGACACCATCCGATTCATTACTCCTTTGCCTGAGACCACCACCCCCGCCGTGAACTGGAGCGAGTATCAATACACCTGGACGTGCCCGCACGACAAATGGAACAACACTAGCAGTCTCAAGCTCGAGATCAACGGAAAAAAAGAACGGATCCTTGAATTCCAATTTCATACCAAAAACCGCCAAAATATGGCGATTCGCTGGTCCATTGAAACAGTTCTTCGTGTATTCAATAAGCAGTTTACTGTTGTATCGCTTTGAATAAAAATTAGAAGTGTAATTAGTTGTTCGCTCACGCCTTTTTTTTCAGACAAAATAGATATTCTAGAATCGGTTTATCCTCATTATATTCAAATGACTTGAAACGTTTGTAGTCCTGCTCGACGACCTCGACATCCCCATACTTCCCCATAAGTTCGAGCATCTTTTCCTTCGTGACAATGCTTTCGCTACTATACGATAAGAATATCCATTTCGTCTTCAGTTCACGAAATAACGTCTCAAATGCCGCTTCGACTGGTTTGCCCTTCCTGCAAAACGGCGATATGAAACAATCCACAGGAATCCCCGTCTTCCCCTTCAATGGCGCCTCGATTGTCAATTGTTCCGGCGTCTTTGCAATAATATTCAGCGGGAAATAATTCTTCGAGTACTGCCGATGATTATATGGCGGGTCCAAATATACCATATCCGCAACAATCCCGCTAAGAAATGCCGGATCCAACACATCGCAATTATAGGTCATCGACCCCGGATTCGCCCGCGTAGTAATCGTGTGTATCGGAAACAATACAAGATTCTTCATCGCCGGTGCTTTGAATTTTTTGAGAAAACAGCCATATACTGCCGGAACGTTGCTTACTGCGTCTGCGCTGAGTATAATTGATGCAAGAATGAATTTGTACTCGTCGTCGGTCATTGCGGCGGCAGCGGTGGTCGCGGTGGTCGCGGTGGAGGGTGTGGTTCGCGAGCTTTCCAGCTTGTTTCGCATATAATCAATGCGCCGCGCATTCTCAACCGTGAAGAACATTCGTTCATTTGTTTCGAAGGGGCTATAATGTCTTGTGATATACCCGACACTGGCGGTGGTGGCGGCGGTGGCTCCGACGTGCTTATTTTCGGCGATATCCTTGTTCATTTCAGTAATGACGCGATCGGTTAATTCTGAAAACACGGAACGTGTAAATGCGTGCGTGATAATCGAACTGTATAACTCGGCGTCATTTGAGATGACCGTCGTCGTAGTCGTCGTCGTCGTCGTTGTGGGTGCACCGAGGCCAGCGCCGACTACATTTGTGCGAAAATGGTAAGAAACTACACCGGTTCCTGCAAATAGATCTGCGACTGTTTTATTCGCGAAACTCGCCCAACCCGTTTTCTCTTTCATATTTTCGGTAATCCAGTCTAATAGCTGGAATTTCGAACCAATGTAATTCAGTCGGTGTATCTTCGGTTGCAGTAGTAGTGCCTTCTTCATTATAGAGGGTGTACTTATACTAGAATTAAATATAAAATCTTCTTCAATTTTATATTTAATTGGTTATTTTGATTACCGCTTACTACGCTTAGTATGCTTACTACGTTTTTTTAGTTTATTTGTACGACGTGACTTACCACCTTTACTTGCTGCTGATGCTCCTGCTGCTGCCGCCGTATCACGTGCAAGTCTACTACCAACTATTTGTGGAAACAACGACGCTAGGCACCGGGCATAAACAGTCGATTCTGCCTGTATGTTCGCGTTTGAAATCGTAATTGTTTCATCGAGAGCTTTTTCTCCAAATATAAGTTTTAATCCGGTACAGTCTGGTGATAATATTATAAAGTAAGTTGTATTCAAATAATTGATTACATCTTGAATCGTCATAGTTCCGTCGTAGGGTACTGTATAATCAACGCCATTTAGTCGAACAAAAAATACAGATGGCCCATTTGTTTCTTGTTTTTTTTGTTCGATTATTACATCTATTTGCGGTCTAAGAAATTTAACTATTGCATCAATTTGCTGTCTTTGTAACATAACTTCATCTTCAAGAGCCTTTTTATACTCTTCATCTGGTGTCGGCATCGTAATTTTAACCCATTTTACCCTGTCTCCATAGTTGAATCTGCTTGCAAGAATGACCCATCTTCGCCAGCCGGAACGGCAATTTTTTTGGGTCGGTTTTCGTTAATCCAATGATTTTTATTTCCGGTAATAAGTTCACCATTTTTTAGTTGAGAAGGAGAAATCATCGTATCAAAGATTGTTTGTGTTTTAGAGTCTACCATAGAAGACATCGTATAATATTATAAATCGTATTACTATTATAATATTATATTTTTATTTGATTATACACTGATTCTGTCCCGTAATATAATGCAAATACAGATAAAAAACTGCGAAATTTACGATGAACAATACTTCGATATAAAAGATGGGCACGCTTGTTAGTACCCCGATGATCGTAATCGTCAAAAATAGCAATTGTATGTATAATAGTATGCGTAAATTGGAATAATACTCCGCGAATTGCAGTGAGGATTTACATTCATTACAATGGACTATCATAAACGCGATAATCGAAAAGAATACCGCGCCGGCAAATGTATAATGTAGAAGTTCATTTGTTTCGGGGACAGTTATTACGCCAAATATTCCAATTAGAATTACGGTGATCGAGAGAATAGATATATGTTTATTGCACATCACCCCGTCGGTGGCGTCGAGGGCGTCGGTGGCGGTGGTGGCGTCGGTGGCGGCGTAGTAATCCCGATGATGTTCGTACAATAATGTAAAAATGGTCATTAGAGACATACAACCGATTAGAATATGTCGCGAGGTCAGCGCGAGATCCAGTGCCGGCGACGGCGACGAATCTTCGCGGTCACCTAGCGAGAATTGTATGACGGGGTCGTTACTCGTAATTATGCTGCTTACACTCGTTACCGTTAATCCATCTCCACTGCAATTACAATACCTATAATAAACATACATTACACCGACCGAATACGAAAGTATCATAAGCGCTAAATACATATTTTGCATCCTAAATGCGCGTCCGCTGGGTCTTGGTTTTTCGAATGCGTCGGCGGCGTTGTGTCTTTTTATTTGATTTGCGGTATTTTTTAGATCGTTTTTTTATATTCGTAGTACCACCTTTCTTAACGGATGGAGCAATGGAATCCGCTTCGGCTGGATACAGATGAAGTAAAATATCGAACATTTGTTTTTTTTCTGAAGCATCTAAACGTTGTAGTTTTTCTAATTCTTTGGTATAATATTTTATTTTTTGTGACGTATTAGACTCTGCGGAAGATCGACGACTTGCACAACCAGCACAACTTAATAATGTTTCGCCCACTTTATCCATAATGCCCCTTTGAGATTGTTCTTCTTTGAGTTGGTCAGTCAGTGTATCAATCCTATCCTGTATCATTTTCATTTCTTTCACATAAAAACTACGATTATCTCTTAGATTCTCTTTGTATAGTTTTTTCGCTGCTTGACTATAAGAAATAAATTCATCACTATGATCGCTATCATCGCTATCATATGGTTTTGTTGTTCGTTTTATATATGGGTTACGTTTATTACGGGTTACATCTGTAAAATATTCTTTCATAGTTGGCGCCGTTGTCTGTGATAAATATATATATATATTTATTAGTAATAATATAGTCGCAAGCCTTGTCGGTTATCATCAAAATCTACCAAAATACTTATTTTAGTTATTATTCTTATTCGATTTCTTGCACTGTTATGTAGTCTTTTTGTGTATTGCTTCGGGTATCTGTCGGTCTCCTATATCCCCAACCCTTCTTATACCTATCCATTTGAATGTTTTTAAACGGCATAAGATACATACGTGAAAACGTATACGGTGTTTTACCCGCCTTCTTCATTTCATCAGTCTTTTTTAGAGTCCATTCATTGTACTTCGCTATAACAAAAACACTGCAATATAATGCGAAAACTTGTCTAATCTAATTTTCGTTCATTGACACTCGTGTATTCACGCACGCGTATTCTCATCCGTTCATTTACATCCGTTCATTGACACTCGTGTATTCACGCACGCGTATTCACATCCGTTCATTTACATCCGTTCATTGACACTCGTGTATTCACATCCGTTCATTGACATACTTCTCCAATTCACTCCCTTCAAAATACGGGATTGTTTCTTGCCCTGTCATTATTTTAACGGTTTTCCATAAACGAACGAAGACACTTTCACTAACATATGGAATACCGTATTTTTTACATACTCGTTGGACGTCCTTCTGCATAATTTGGTATTCATATGCCGACATATCCGGAAACAAATGATGCTCGATTTGGTAGTTCAGCCATCCATGCAAATAATCAATAACATTATTTCCTGTCTTATAATTCGTCGATGAAATGCACTGACGCAGCAACCATTCATCACTTTTGCCCTTCACGGGTGTTTTGTATAAATACATATCTCCACCTGAATGATTCGGGACAATAATTGCAAACGTGTGAAAATTGCATAATACATCGGCCATCAAATAATTTATAACCACATTTTGCAATCTACCGTATGTGATTACAAGCGGAAAGTAAAAATAGAATAAATATACCATTGTAAAACAAGTAACGCGATATAGCAAAATCGGCAGTAATACAAGTGTGAAATATTCCATCTTGTTAATCCACGACGGCCACTCATTTGTCATAATACCAAATAGTGTCATTTGTTTATAATCTTCGTCCTTCATTGTGTACTTCAGCTTGCTCGCCTTGTAATACTTATACGAGTTTGTCGAATAATAAAAGAGGCGCCACGTTGCTGCGAAAAATAGTATAATCCCGTATTTCACGATATATGGCGCATTCATCGTCCTTAATATAATCAAATTATATTGAACATTATCCGGGTCATTATATTCGTTCAACATATAATGGTGATACACGTTATGCTCGCAACTCCACGCTTCAGGTAGGATATAATCCATCCAATCAAAAAACCGACGCAGTTTCACGCCATATGTAAAACGATTGTATTTCTTGTCGTCATTATACCCGCCGTGGCTGACGTGATGACTCACCGTTGTCCAGTGAGAGCTAATTGACAACCCCATCATCAGCCAAGGAAATACGTATGCGCAATCCATAAAGGAAAAGAAGAATCCGGTGTAAAATAGTACGCTATTAAATGTGACGATTTCCTGCAAATGATCAAGGGATTTATGTTTTACTGTTTTGTCTTCGGAGATTTTTTCGCGGATTTCCCGGATTTCTGCAGCCCATTTGCTTAATCGGGTATGATTTGTGGTTGATGATGACGACATCATCGCTTGCGTATACTTTGTGTGATATTGATATATAAATACATAGAAATAACTTTGATGTATTTATGTATTTATGTATCTATGTATTTATGTATCTCGTGCTCTTACTCTGGATAAATAGTATTCGCAGCAACAACACCTTCACATAACACAATGTTTGCAATGTTTGCGATGATGTGAATACCCGCGTGTGCATACGTAGCCGGCCATATTTGATTTCGTTTCAAATAATATTCGCTCACAATGTAACACATAAATGATGTGAAAATCAAATAAAAAAATGCGTGCTTGTGAATGACGGATTTTGTATTATCCAAGTAATAATACGCATACGAACATATGGCGCCAATCCCCAAATAAACGACATATATATCAATTGTTCGACGCCACGAATCGCGGACTGGATCACGCCAATAATTCAATGATGTCGTGAATACTGCTGCAGGTACAATTGCGATATATACCGTATCTGGTTGCGTTAGTGCATATATCGATGATAAAAACGACAACCACGCAGTGCGCCATATTACATTTGCGTTTGGTTGTGGGAGAACGTATCGAGGCGACGGTGACGGTGACGGTGACGGTGACGGTGACAGTGCTGACATAATACTATATTATATGGGTACGTTTATATAATGAAAATGTATATTTATTTTTTATTGTTTGTCCCCCCCCCGATAAAACATAAATATATAATTCATATATTCATATATTCATATATTCATATATTCATATAGTACAATACACTAGCAAATGTCGTTATTTGATATCATAGCGATATCGTTATTGTCTTCAATACCATTATTATACGCAATTCCACTTATTCTCGGCCATTTCATCAAAATCCAAGGGTATAAAATCACTGACCAAACAGAGTGTAATCAACTGATCACCAAATTGAATATCAAGCGATCCGTATTCTATCAAAACGGAAAACCGTTCGGATTATTTTACGGCAAATGGTTTCTTGGGTATATTTATGCAAATGAAAGCCAGCACAACCAAGGGCACACGATGTATCTCGTTATCAAACGATCTATATTCGAGTCTATAACAAACGGAGATAAAATGGTGAAGGCCGACGATGGAATGACAATGACCGAAAAGAAAATCATTGATATCCGTGAACGACGCGGGAATCCGTGGTGGTGGGAATATTCTGACCGAAAGTATGATGCAACTAAATTCCTGAAAAAAGAACCGCGTGAATATCAGCAAGAAATAATCGACGATATTCTGAAAATTGTAAACGGAAAATCGTCAAGAAGTGGTACATTCTTCATTTATGGTGAACCCGGCACAGGCAAATCGCTTCTAACTCTTCTCCTCGCCAAGCAAATTGGTGCATATTATTGCGATTCTTGGAAACCGACAGACCCCGGCGATAATTTATCCAAAGTCTACAGCACAATTTCACCAGATGATAATAAGCAACTTGTATTGGTATTAGAAGAGTGCGATAAACTCATCGTAAATGTAATCAACGGTGTTATCAAACCGCATATCTATATACCGATTCCGATGATGGATAAAAGCGACTGGAATAGTATGTTGGATAAAGTAACTGACCTAGGTTTTTATCCGAATTTAATTCTGATTCTCACGTCAAATGTAATGATTGATACGATTCACGAACTAGACGCATCTATTCTGCGTAATGGACGAATCGATAAAGCGTATCATATGAAATAAATATTATTTCTCAATAACGACGTTTTTCGCAACCCGGCGTATCACTTTCGCGATATTTCCATTTCGTTCGCCATCTGTAACTGTTCTCGACAGTTTAAAATACGTGTTGTTCTCTTTTGCACCGCTGTCCATACATTTTGGATGCGCCGCTGCCCATTCCCCCATTAATCCGATATTTTTATGTTCAACCGCTAATACGGCATTAACCATCTTTTGATGTTCGGGACCTTCTTTTTCCCATTTATTATCGTCTTTCACGTATAAGGTCTCGCGTTTAACATCGCTGCAATGTACCGGGCGCTTATAAAGGTCAGTTTTTTGCAGATTATCTATAATAATATTCGATATGCCTTCAACATAGCCCAACTTTCCGACATTTTCAAGATCGGTCATATTCAACTGTATCGAATTCACAAACTCCTGTATATTCATTGCGTCCTTGCATTGCTCGTTTAAAAATAGGTTCAGGTTAAATGTAGGGTTATTGCAATTCGTGTTATTGACGGTATTAATATTGACGTGGTTGTTGTGGCTGTGGTTGGTGCTCCCTGCTGGGATGTGGTTGGTGCTCCCTGCTGGGATGTGGCTGGTGCGGTTGCTGGTGCTGTTGCCTGGGTTGTGGCTGGTGCTCCCTGCGGGGTTGTGGCTGGTGCTGTTGCCTGGGTTGTGGCTGGTGCTGTTGCCTGGGTTGTGGCTGGTGCTGTTGCCTGGGTTGTGGCTGGTGCTGTTGCCTGGGTTGTGGCTGGTGCTGTTGCCTGGGTTGTGGCTGGTGCTATTGCCTGGGTTGTGGCTGGTGCTGTTGCCTGGGTTGTGGCTGGTGCTGTTGCAGTGATTGCCCGAGTTATTATGTGCATTTGATGAAATATTCATATTCGTTTTGTATAAATCTAACATCTGCGTCTGAAGATGATTATTGTGTTTCATAATCTCAATCATCATCGCCTTCATCTCTCTATTTTCGGCAAACAGTTCGCTTAGTTGGATATGGTTGGCACCGTCGATATAACTAGAACCAGTAGATGGGACTGTATTGCTAAAGTTCGCGGATGATTTATTATTCTTCATATCGCATTTCGGCTTGTGGCGATATATACTTGTCCGCGATTTAAATTGCTTGTTGCATTTATCACATTTATACAACCCCGTTTGGGGGCATTGCGTCTTTTTGTCGCTTTTCACGTACTCTTGGTGTTTCCGTGTAATCGTATGGCGCGTGTAGTCGTTTTTATTACTTGTTACAAACGAACATTTTTCACATATGTATTGTATGGGTGTTTTCGGCATAGTGTGTCTGTATGAAACTGTTGTAATTTATAATATAAACTGAGACAAAAAACTCCTAAATCAAACGACGCCGATCGGCCGCGGTCGTTTTGGACGATGCAAAAAAAAAGTCAGTCACAACTTTTTGGTGTCAAAAAAGTGAAATGTGAGCATCTCAGTCAGGACGCGAAAATCGACGTTTTTTAAAAATCTCCGCGCGCAAAGGCAAAAAAGGACATTTATTGGCGGCCAAAAATGTCCAAAAAACGACCCTTTTTGGGGGGCCTCCGGCCGCCCCTTTTGGAGGGTACCTCGGGTTTTTTATGCAAATTTCTAATTTTAAACCAAATATTTTTTGACTGATTATGGTCTTGAAAATAAGTTACATATACTAGAAATATCCAGGGTTTTATATATTATGTGTTGATTTCTTTATTTTGAACCGAATATTTTTTGAATTTAAACCGAATATTTTTTGGTTATAAGTAGGCCGAAGCCTCCAGTTTTATACTTTTACCTTTGAAGAATTTTTGAATTTGAACCGAATATTTTCTGATAAAAAATAGGTTACAACCTCTAGTTTATACTTTTACCTTTGAAGATTTTTGAAGTTTACTAATAATGACGAATACAGTCAATTTCTTCAAAATAAGAGCGTCCATTGCGAGGGTACTGTTTGCCAGTGCGAACATCCACGTACCCGTCAGTGTCGGCACAGTTCTGTGCTGCAAACCCACTGGAATACCAGTAATAACCTGTGATTTTTGTGACATTGTCACGCAGAACCATCACATCTTCACCAGATAACTTGGCGTCTTCTTTGCAGGTTTCATTGTAATGTTCGATCGAGTGAAGATGACTGGCAGCGAAACGCTGATATTCGTACCAGGACTTGATGGTGTAGGTTCGGTATTTTCGCTGGGGTGTCGCGGTATTCGTCGTGGTAGTTACAGATGAATTACCTACAATCGATTGTTGTTCCATATGGAATGGAATGGAATGGAATGTAATGTGATTTTATATCATATATCATATTACATTTTTGGATTCAATTTTTTTTAGTTTAATTTGCCTGTTTTTTGTAAATACTTAAACGTTTTATATTGATTGGTCGAAATGTCATAATACAGTAGTGTGTCATATACATTTTGTCTATTTGTTTTTACACCAAGTGAACTCTTCACAAAACAACAAAACTCGTTCAGACTGTTAAATGAATATGTACCGATTCTTTTTCCGTTCTCATCACATTCAAATACTTGATTTGTAGCCTTATCTATAAGACAATACCTAGTAAATATGGTACTACGGGTTTGTTTATAGATGAAGCGTGTATTTTGATTTACCATATCTGCAGGACTATGTGGATTATGACGATTCTTATTATCATATTTTTTGTCTTTGTTCTTGTGTACATTATTTGAAACTATTATGTTATTGTTTGATGTTATAACCCGCGGAGCCAGGGCGGGGGGTATCTGTGAAATCGATACTGTATGTAATTGTGGATGCGATTGTGATTGCGATTGCGATTGCGATTGCGATTGCGATTGCGGCGACGAGACAATCTTATTTTCGTGATTCTGGGTTGTGGTGAGCTGTTTTAACTGCCCTTTTAGGTTTTTTATTTCTTGTTTGATTCGATGTTTTTCGGTAATTAAACCCTTGATTTTTATTTCTAATTCTTGCTGCAACTTTTTTGTTTGTAATTCTTGGATTTGTTTGTCATAGTCAATATTAGAATGAGTATTCATTTTAGAAATGAGAACAGGTGTAATAAAAATGTTATACTATTATTTTTACACCCTTGAACATTTTAAATGGAACTTTTTATATTGTTTCAAAATTGTTCCATTTACAATGTTCAAGAGTGTATATTGTTTGGTGAGTATCATACATACAATGTAAACAAAATAACAAAAAATAATTAAATCCAGCTGCCGCCTCCACGAGGCTGTGAGCGCATATCAAGCCCACGAATACTTCCGCTGTTTGGTACTTGCCCGCCGCCACCGCCGCCATTTGGCGCAGCTAAGCGCGAATATTCAGTTTGCTGTGGTGGTGCGCGATATACAGCAGCCACTGCTTGTTGTGGCGGCGTTCCAACTGGTGCATATTGCTGTGGTTGAGGAAGTGGCTGTCCTCTTTGGTTTGGATTCATTTGCTGCTGTGAATACTGCGACTGTCCCTGATACTGTTGCTGTTGTTGCTGTTGCCCCTGATACTGTTGCTGTTGCATCATTCCGCCGCCACCACCACCGCCATTTACATACTGCGCTTGCTGTGCTTGCTGCTGTTGCTGCTGCTGTGGTCGCACAACCACATTTTCTTGTCTGAATCCACCCCCGCCCCCGCCAGCGACGCTATAAGCGCCATTAATGCCCCCGCTACCGCTACCGCCAGCATTTTTTATTTCAGAATTTCGCTGTTGTTGAAGTTGTTCGAGTGAAACACTCCCTACTTTGTCTGGAGAATAATTATCTGGCGGCGTTTCAATTTTATCTATAATATCAATTGTGGCATAATTATACATCTGCCGCATACCTCCATTCCCCTTCGCCGACAATTCATCGGCACTTTGGTCCAGAAAACTAAAATTATCTGATGCAACACCAAATCCGCCCATACTCTCTCGACCAAGCGAAAATGCATTCGGCTCGCCATTGTAATTCGTGGCCGCCGCGTTTAATGCCGCATCTTTTGGCTGGAAATGCTGGAGAATCTGATCACCATAAAGCACTTGATGCCCCTTGTTCAACAATAGCAATGCAGGCACACGATTTACTTGCGGCGGCAATAATACCTTCTCGCCTGTTTCAGTTACAATATGCCAACTCGATGGTCCAGATCGCACTCGCTTGTCTATGCATAAAAAGTGAATTTCATCTTGAAGTCGCGATTTAGATAATGTTGTTAAAACAGCCTTTGATTTATCACAGTGGTTACTATAATAGATGATACACGACATTGATTTCTACGAGTACAATACTTAATAATTATTAGTAGTATTTATATAATATTTACACGCGTATGAATGAAATTGGCATATCCGGAATGAAATTGGCATATCCGGAATGAAATTGGCATATCCGGATAAAATTGATATAATAATATAAACAAAATATAAATACAACCATCTGGGTTTATCTACAACCACATCGATATTATTGCGATTTCCGCCTAAACATCAATTCATTTCTTTAAGACCAGTATATTATTATGTCATCCAGTTCTGCATTTCAATCAGGGTCTGTCGCAGCCGCAGGCGCTCCGTTTCATTCAGCCACGGCTGTATCCAAATATATCCCGCGCATTGTATCCAAAACCGACGAAAATGGACAACTTAAATTCACAATCGACCGCATTAATGTCAGTTTAGCAAATGCTCTTCGCCGGATTATCCTTTCAGATATCCCGACCTTTGTATTCCGCACATTTCCGTATGCCGAATGCAAGGCGTCTATCACTACAAATACTTCCCGTATTCACAATGAAATCATCAAGCAGCGCTTGAGTTGTATTCCGATTCATATTACGGAGGCAGATTTCCCGTATAAGGAATATATGCTTGAAGTCAGCGTCATCGCCGACGGAAATGAAATCCGATATGTTACTACGAAGGACTTCAAGCTCAAGAACAAAACAAATGGAAAATACTTGACCGATGTGAAGGTCCACGAGATTTTCCCGCCAAATGCGATTACCGGCGATTACATTGAGTTTATGCGGTTGATGCCGAAGACGACGGAGTATGGCGAAGGCGAGCAGCTCACGTTGACGTGTAATCTCGACGTCGGAACCGCGAAAGAAGATGGCGCTTTTAATGTGGTCTGTACGTGTGCATACAGTATGACGATGGATCCCTCCAAATTGGACGAGGCGTGGCGTCTTAAAGAGGCGGATTTGGTGAAGGATGGTCTGCAAATTGGAAGCGAAGAAATGAAAGCACAGCGAAAGAACTGGTTGTTGTTGGATGCGCAACGTCTAACAATGGACGACAGTTTTGATTTTACGGTTGAAACCGTCGGTGTTTATTCAAACGCGGATATTGTCTCAAAGGCCGCGCAAATTATGATAAACAAGTGTGTGAAATTTATCGGTGACATTGAAGGCGGCGAAAATCATATTATACCGACCGTATCGACTATCCAAAATGGGTTTGATATTGAATTGAAGGGCGAGGATTATACGCTCGGAAAGGCGCTTGAATTCTTTCTTCACGACAAACATTATGCCGAAGACCAGACGGTGACGTATTGTGCTTTTCGGAAAGTACATCCTCATAATCCGGATAGTATGATTCGCATAGGGTTTGCGGATACAGTGGGCGTTGATGAGGGAATTGCCGCTCAATATATAACAACGTGTGCGCGAGATGCGATTTCGGTGTTTGAGCATATTCGCGACCAGTTCAGGGAATATTAGATGATTATTCCAATTCCATTATGAATGAATGCAGATAAAAAAGTGTTAGTACATACACACACGAATAACAATAACAATAACAATAACTATTTTTATTTTTATTTCTTGTATTGGTTTGATTCCACATTTCTACTTCACGAACACGTCGCCGGTTTCCCCATCTGTGTAATGAAAGGACGACCTTGATTCGCGAGTATTGCATCATCCGGATTCACGGGATCCATCTCGAAATCGGTGCCTTGGGTGAGACGGTACAGATTCGTAAATGCGAGCAATGACATTGTGCTCCAGGCAGATTGTGAAATGTTTTGCAGTTCCTGGAAATACTCGACAACTTCGCTGCGATCGCTGTCTTGGAATGTGCAGAACCGGGTATACAATCCAAGAACACAGGTATATCCGGCAGTTCGCTGATTTCCAAGTGTTGTGATCGATACAGGTTTGTCGGCTGTCGTCATCGCATTCACAAGGCAGATGTCGAGACCGATGCGCGTGCACAATGCTTGGAGCGAACACATCAACTGGCCGCTGCCAATAAGAAGCGAATTCGATAGCTGGTTGTTACAATCCAGATTTGATGAGTCTTTTGATGCATCCGATGGCGATGATGAAGACCGGTGTAGTAGTGTTGGGCACGAATCGTCATCGTATTCGCTGTTGTCGTCGCCGGGGTCTTCTTGTAGTTCAAGGTCTTCGCCGAGTTCATCACCTGCTGCCTGAAAGCCTCCGGCAAATGTGTATCGCGAGCGCGCGTCTTCTTCTTGTTCTTCGTGATAGCGTGATGCGATCAACGCGATCATTTGGATTGTCCTGTTCAAAAACGTAAGTTCTTTAGCAAATATTTCGGCGAGTGCCGCATTTTTTTTGGCGAAATCGTGCGCCGATTCGGGTGCGCTGGTGTCGGCGGTGTCGGCGGTCCCCTCGGGAGTACAAACTGATTGGAAAAGCGGGTGTCCGGTCGAGATATTTTTGCGCATAGCGACCGAGTAGTTGAGAAGATCGTAGCGCAATTCGTCGTTTCTTTCGCTAGAAAATCCGGGAAAACCAGTAGCAGAATACGCAAGAGTATTGAAGTTGCCAGAACGGAGAAAGCTGAACATTGTAATGATGGATTGAGAAACGAATGACAGATAGAGACACTGATATATTCAGATGACTCAAAAAAACATTTCAATTTTTTTCGTCTGCGACCATCGACCATCGACCATCGACCATCGACGTATTATATTATGCTGAAATAATATATACTAAAACTATAGTAAGATGCCGATATACGATAATTCTGGGGCAAATATAACTGGAACCGACTATACGGGTGTTGACCTAAGTGGATCTAATTTTACAAATGCGAATGCAACAAATGTGAATTTTACAAATGCGAATATAACCAATGTTACATTTAAAAATACATTGATCGTTGGTGCAACGATATCGACATTAACGTTTAGTAATTTGCAAAAGGGGCAATTATTGGTTCGATCTGCAAATAATGGAATTACGGCGATAAATAATCTTACAAGTTTGACGAAAACCGAATTTAGCTTAATCCAAACGTCGATTAGCCCATATAGTATAACGACGATTCAAACTGTGACTGTAAAATTGCCCAGCGGACAAAACCAAGTCATATTTACGCCATCGATCACCGAGTTAGTGAATATATACATCGCGACAAATCAGGCGGTAAATATTAACGGTATATACACCATTCAGACAACTGGCTCTTTAATTCAGGACGTTTCCAACGGAAATGCGACATTAAATTTTCTGAAGTTTGGAACGATTCCGTATCGTGTTACATCGGGAGAAGGAATCATCGCGCTGATACCATTGGATATAAATGTGTATAAGGTGAATGATAGCGGTCTTGGCGATATTATATCGGTTGGCGCTTTTTCGGGGGCAACCGGGCCAACAGGAACACTTGGTGCTACTGGCGCAAACGGGGCAAATGGCGCGGCAGGAGCTGCAGGAGCTGCAGGAGTAACAGGCCCAACAGGCCCAACGGGTGCATTAGGTCCATCAAGCACGGACGCAGATACATTTGTCTATTATTTTGATTCTATAACCACCGCATCGAATCCTGGTACTGGTAAATTTAAGTTGAACAATTTTGCGGCTCAGAGTTCAGCAACTGCAATTTATATCAGCAATAAGGATAATACAATCGCGAATAACAACATTTATGCGTATTTTTCGCAACTATCATTATACGGATCCAGCAGTATAGGATATGCTTATATAAAAATCCAGGATATACAGGATTATTCAAATTACGTGATATACAAAGTAACGGCTGTAACATTAAATGATTCATCTTCCACCGGGTGGATTACGCTTACAATCGCAAATGTTGTTCCGATTGTTACACCATTTAATGGTGGTCACGCGTGTTATCTCAGTTTTACGCTTTTCGGTCCAATTGGCGCAACTGGGGCCACTGGTGTAACAGGTGCAGTAGGGCCAACGGGTCCGGTTACAGTTTCTTCATTAGCCAGCACGATGTTAGTCGGAAATAAAGCATCAACGACACTGGATATGAGTAGTAACGCCATAACAAATGTTACTACATTAACAGCCGCAACAGTTACACCAACAACTGTAACGGGGTGGAATGTCAAAAGCATAGTTGCAGGATCAGGTATCACAGTTTCAAACACAGCGGGAGCGGTAACGATAACTTCTTCAACTTCTACATATAGTGGATATTATGTTGGCGGTTTGGTTGCTCGTGCTACCTTTAGTGGTATGAATGTAGATTTAGCATCAAATAGAATTCACGGTGTTCTCCAAATGGGGACTGACGATAATTTTGATTATCCGTTGATTATATTTAATAATAAGAACTTAACGGCGGGCGTGAACACAAATAGCACCGCAAATCAGCCAGACGAGTTTGCACAATCAATAATTATTCAACACGGCGGAAGTTTTGGAAATGTGCCAGTAAACATAACATCGTATCAAGATTTTTCGCAATTAATAACCAACATAGCAGTACCAGGAGGTAATGGAGCGTGGATATTAAGATTTACAATTGATTTGCAGAAGAGACAAGATAGTGCCGAAAATGGATATATGATGTGTATTGGTGATTGGACTTACACGCAACGCATATCAGGGGGTGACCCAAGACCATTATACTCATATTACGGACAGTTTCGTCGTGGAACAAATATCACTACGATTTCAGAAATCGGCATTCAGTCATTTTTTACAACCAGCACCATAAGATACGCTACGATAAATCTCAATATTGAACCCTTACCGCCTTACATATTTAATGGTGCGAGTACAATTTAAGCACGCTCCATTGACGCTTCGCTCAATACGAACGACGGACGCCATTCCAGTAGCGGGCGCTCCTATTCCTTTGGAGAATAATAATGCAAATTTTATAATATTAGACGATAATATATATAATGTTAAAGTTGATTTTAGGAACAACAACAATCGGGGTTAAGATTGCGGTGAGGGAGATAACTATAACACCTACCGTAAGCGGAACTATAAAGTATCAAGTAATTAGCCGCGATAGAGGAATTGAAGAACACGAATACATAATGAGTGGCGAACAATATTCAAAATGGGGAACAGATGATACTATCATTTACCATATCATTTGTGCAAGACATAATTTACAATACAAGCCATATGTAGAACCCCCGACATTTACCGAAGTCATAATTTATAAAGACGAACAAACCGGCGAGATGTTAAGCAAGACGATAGAAGTTCCCAATCCAAGATATGACGCAAACAAAGCAAATGAGACGTTCGTCCCGTTGGAATTGCCGTCGACATCAGCACCAGCCACATCGTAGATTTTTTATGACGACGCCCATAATGTACATAACGAGACGGACATCGCCAAGATCACGATCACGACACTTGAAGAGCAGATGGCGGAGCAGACCCGGCTACTTCAGCAAATGTGCCAAATAATGATTTCAAGGGGGGGGGTGATATGAATATTTTGTGGTTTATCAGCAATCCATTTCGCTATGAATATTGTAGGAAAACCTAATTTATATTGGACTTCAATCGCAATGTCCATACCTCAATATGCACCACTTATTAAATGACACTTCGCCTCCTTAATTTATTCAATCACAGCTTGTTTTGACAGTCATCACACACCAGAAGATCACCGACTCCACTCCGTCATATCGTTTAATTATAATTATAATAAATAATATAATAATATAATATTGTATTGTATTATTAGTATGCCGATTACTACTTTTTTGAACAGTAAAGGGTTTCACACCTTTGAAGGATATAGCCAGCAACTTCCGGAACAAGTAACGGATTTGATAAGTTTAACAAATAAGCCAAATATCAAAGTAATGGAAATTGGTTTCAATGCAGGACATTCCGCTGAAGTTTTTTTGGAAAATAACAAAAGTTTAACGCTGACATCATTTGATTTAGGAGAACATAAATATGTTAATACCGCAAAAGAGTATATTGATGCTACTTACCCGAATAGGCATACACTCATTCTCGGTGATAGTAGAAAAACTATTCCAGAATATATAAAAAATAACAAGGACACCAAATTTGATTTTATATTTATTGACGGAGGTCACCATTATGAGATCGCAAAGGCGGATATGGAAAATTGTTTTCATTTTGCGCATAAGGATACCGTTGTTGCTCTTGACGATACCGTATTTACAGTAGGTTGGGAGGCCGGATATTCGGTTGGTCCTACCAGAACTTGGACGGAACACATTCAACAAAATAAGATTATTGCAATACATAGCAGAGACTATATTATCCGAAGAGGAATGTCTTGGGGTAAATACGTCGTATAAACTCGACCGTATAATCTCGGTCGTATCATCGAAATATACAACGGGTGTGTAAAATAGAATGCTGTGGATGTGACCCGTCGTCGGTCTATGTATTATGTATTATGTATTATGTATTACAAAAACATAAAACAAACTTAAAATATAAATAATGGTACTAATTATTTATATTGAATGGACATATTGTCAAAGCTACCATTTGATTTACAAGAATATATACTTGTGAAAATTATGAAATTGTATAAACTACGACAAGGAAAATACATTAGACAAATTGACAAAAATAAATATACATTCCTTGAATATGTTATGCGCCCTTCTGTAGATAAAAATCCACGCTACTATATTGATCGTAACGGTTTATTTAATCATAAATTTTTTATAAAAAATTTATATGATAGAAAGGGATCAAACGTCGATGGTGACATAGTCAACGTGCGTATAGAACACACAAACAATATTTACTATTATACAGTTGGAATATATCGATTAAAACTAAAGGACGACAGTATAGCCACTAATACGATACGCAAGGATATATACCGCAAGGATATATACCACAAGGGGCCATTGGCAGATGATTACTTTTGGGATGTGTTCGAATTTTGTTATGAAGTAAAATAATAGAATAATCAATATAGAAAATATTGACTATTCAATATATCGAATAATGTCGAATACTACAAGAGATCCCGTTGTTGACACGCGATGGTCACGTATTTCAAGCACCGATTTTTTCAAATTGTCGAATGAATTAACATCTGCATTAGCCGATTATTATGTTGCAGAAGGTGGTTCGTATCAGATTCCGGAAGAGGCTGCTCGACTACGAGAGCTTGTTGAACGTCAAAACCCGGCATCAATTATGGAGATCGGTTTCAATACAGGACATTCCGCACTTTTGTTTCTAGCAATCACCCCGCCAGAAGTGAAAGTCGTGAGTTTCGATCTCGGCGAGTATGCGCACGTATTTGCAGCCAAGCGATTTATCGACAAGCTTTTTCCCGGGAGACATACACTAGTAACCGGCGATAGTACATTTACGATTCCGCATTATGAAGAGCAGGTCGCGCATCGTATGAATTCGAAAACCCCGCCGCCACTTACCTTTGATTTTATTTTCGTTGACGGCGGGCACCAGGGCGATATCCCCGAAAAGGATCTAATCAATTCATATCGGTTGATTTCTGGTAAAAACAATATTGTCGCAATCGATGATATATCGCGCGATCCATCCAGGCAGATGCATTATACGATTCAGCCAACACAAGCGTGGGATGTTATGAAAAATGCCGGTATTATTCGCGAAGATGGATACGATGATTATTTTTTGACTGGTGGTTGTCCGGTGGGGTGTGATGCGCGCGGGCTTGCGTGGGGATCATATTTATTGCCGGGGACGGCGGCGGGGACGGCATCCGATATCGATAAAATGACTTGTATCCAAAATAATATTAAAAAAATGAAACACATCCAGATTCAGAATGGATATAAGTATATGGATCGCGCACAAATGGTAGTCGAGATTGACCGTTTATACCACCAAGAAAAAAACTACGATAAATTGGTTGCACTCTCCGATATGTACCTTGAATATTTCGAGGATTTTGATAAGCGCGACACCAATTTTATCCGATTTTATCGTGCCGGCGGGAATTTTAGGATTAATCCGCAGGCAGCAATCGCGCAATATGAGCAGTTGATTGACACGCCCCGGCCAGCACCAGTACCAGTACCAGTACCAGCACCGGTAGACCCCGATGAATTTCCCGAGCATATTCGCTTTTATTCCGTCTGTAATTTGGGTACATTATACCCGAAGGAACAGTGCGCCGAAATCCCGAAAATAATCCATCTCCTCTTTTTCGGTGAAACCGAGTTTTATAATTTTCATCATCGGTGTATTCATTCAATGATGCAGTATATGCCGGACTATAAAATATGGATTCATAATTCAAAAGAGCCGGTAAATAATAAATACTGGGATGACATCAAGTCGCAGCCAAATGTTACATTAGTGAAAGTGGTTGTGCCTCAGCATTTCGACGGGTTCGAATTAAAGCACTTCCAGTATAAAGCCGATGTAGTTCGCCTGGAAGTGTTATACGAACACGGCGGTGTTTACCTGGATTTGGATATGCTCATCGTGCGCCCATTCCACGAGGTTTTTCAGAGCGGTCATTCATTTTATATCAGTAAAGAGCGAAGGGGGCACGATTGCCTTATTAACGCATTTTTGGCATCCAAACCCAAGAATGAGTTTTTGAAGATATGGTTGAATGCATTTAAGACTGGGTTGCGGTTGGGAATATGGGCGCATCATATTCGTGACACAAATAAGAAATTGTTGGACGATCATCCGCATTATATGCATAAATATCGAATCCAGCTTCTTGAGGGGGATTTATTTATGCCGCTGCATTGGCAAGATACAGAGGCATTTACACGCTCCGAAACCGTACCCTATGAATTTCCGCCAGAATCCTACGGGACGCATTTATGGGAGACGATATTGGGTGATGTAATGAAGCGAAATCTGTTTTTAAATAAGCAAAAGCTTGCTCTCGCGGTTTATAATGACCCTACGTCGAGATTTTATTCCGCGTCCGCGTCCGTGTCCGCGTCCGCGTCGGTGTCCACGTCGGTATCAGACGATTATTATAATGATTTTCGGAATGACCAGTTTGTAAATGAATATATCACACGGGGAAAGCGAGACGGGTATTTTATAGAGATAGGTGCGTGTGACGGGATTGAATGTTCATCCTGTTATTATTTCGAGAAAAATTTGGGGTGGAGTGGATTGGCGGTTGAACCGGCGCGGATATACAAGGACGGGCTTCAGAAAAACCGGGCAACCCCGATATTCGCGGCGGTGTCAAATGTCACATCTTCCGCGTCAGATGGCATTGGTAATGGTGCGATATTCTATGAAAACGGGGTTCATATGTTAAGTGGACTAAAAACTGCATTAGAGACGAACAAGGTGGGACAAGACTGGGCGCGCATTTCGCGCAGTGAATATGTTGTAGATACGATTACATTATACGATTTATGCGATCAGCAGAATGCACCGGAATATATTGATTATTGCGCAATGGATTGCGAAGGGTCTGAATATGACATATTGGAGACATTTTTTAAAGAGAATCAGATTCGTTATATTACGAACGTCGTCGACGCGGGTGCAGGCACGGGCACGGGTGCAGGCATAGGCACAGGCACGGGCACGGGCGACATTGGTCTAATAATTACAAATAAAGTCTATCATATTGAAATATTCAGTATTGAAATCAACGAAAATTACGAACAAATTCGCGATTTGATGGTAAAAAACGGTTATGAAGAGATCGAAAATCCATTTTTGAAAGTTATTAGATTTAATGGTCGAGAGATTACGTGGGAAAAGTATTTCAAGAGTAAGCAGACAACATCGCCGCAATTGTCGGAAAGAACATATGACTCGTCGTTGTCACTTTCTACATTATCGACTAATATAGATACGCCGCAGGCGATACATACACCGCCGACTTCACCATCCGCCGACGCCGCCGCCGCAGCACCAGCCACAAACGCATTAGTGGGCGATAGTACATTTCTGCTAATGCCCCCATATGCATCAGAAGTAGTTGCAATTTGTATTGAAGAACGCCCTGAGAGAATAAAATATGTATCCGACCATTTATTGTCGCACGGATTAAAGCATACTTTATTGATTAATAAGATGCATCCAACGAATACGAAAATCGGGTGCTTTCAGTCGCATATAAAGGCGATTCAATATGCGATTACCCATAATCTGCCATCGGTATTGATCGTAGAGGATGACATTATAATCTGTAACCATATTTCGGAGATATCTCCTCCATCAGAAAACTGGGATATATTGTATTTTGGTGGAATATTAACAAGGTTTGATATGATGGATGCGACAAATAAGTGGGTGAAGGGTCCTATCTGGTGTAATCACGCATATATTGTAAAACAGCATATGTATGCGCCGATTTTGGAGTTCGTGAATTCGTACCCTAATCTTGAAGAACTCGAGGCTAAAAACATCGATTATATGTATACAGAATACATTCAGCCGAAATATGATTGTTGGCTAGCATATGATCAATATATCATTCAGAAGGAAGGATATAGTGAAGTCGACGGTAGATTAAAATGGACAAATGGTTTTGATTGGTCAACACTTGCAATGAAGATCGTCTAGACGCACAATATCATATTTCGTACGATGAATATCGTTCTCAATATGTGCAGGTTCTTTCACCAAGTCAAATCCCGCTTGATAAAATGGGTGCGGAAATGCGTCAAATACATCGATATATCCGCGAAAATCCATTTCAAGAATCCACATATCAAGTGGCGTTTTCATAAATAGAGCAGTGTCAGTTTCAACCGCTTCGATCAGTTTGCGTGCACCTTGCTGACTTACCAAATATGCGCCGGCAGTACGGAATAATGGCGAATACCATATATTACGGTCATTATGAATAACCGCGGAGCTGCGATTTTTGCGACGATACAATGCATTTGATGAAGATGCCGCGTAATATGTACCGAGAGATTCACTGGTCGTACCTTGATATTTAAAATATGAATTATTGCTATCAATGTCATAATCAGGCGTCCATTGTCCGCCTACATAGATAACATCCACGGACTGCATTGAGGTCGTCGGATTCGAATGTTCGAGAGATTGAATATCTTGTATCGTATTCGCGAGTCTCGACATTGATTGATCTGTAAACATCACGTCATCTTCAAGCACAAGAAGATACTTTGATTTCGGCAAATGCGCGTGTGAATGCCATAATGAGTAATGGCTTAATGAACAACCAACCTCGCCAAGAACGCGCTGTTGTCCGCGGATTGTGTCTAATAATTCTCGAAATTCTAGATTGGATTTGTAATAGTTCGAGAGATTTTTACCATCGACCGCCGGAAACCGGCGATATTGAAACGTACTCGGTGCATCATTGCCATTGCCATTGCTGAATAATATAGGTATATTCTTATAAATGTATTCCATACGGTCTGGACGACGGTCTAGATTGATAATGGCTGCGTCGATCAATCTCTCGAACATCCAGTTTTAATTCTATAAAAATATGTAAAATAAAAGACAAATATCAATCCGTGTATACTATACACCCGGCAATTTGGTTTATGTCTATTTATGCGTGCATTTATGCGTGCATTTATGCGTGCATTTATGTCGGCAGAAATACCTATAAAAATGGATGTTCGAGAGATTTATATCTTTCACTATAATATCTACCAGCTCCGATTCGACCTTTAGGAAAACGAATTAAACCTATTCAGTCTCATTATATACGTATCTATATAATCATCAATCCATTATCAGTACCAATAATATTTATATAGTTATACGATTATTTTAGCACCAGTTATCATCATAATGCAGCAAGAATCTCTCGAACAAATGCCCGCACCCGCACCCACACCCGTGCCCGCACCCGTCGCCACTACGAAGGGCGCAAATGCCCCCGAACCATTATTGGACGAAGATGATAAGCGGTTTGTGCTATTCCCAATAAAGGATGCAGAAATATGGAATATGTATAAAAAGCAAGTCGATTGTTTCTGGCGCGCCGAAGAAGTCGATCTCTCGAAAGATCTCTCGCACTGGGCGGGATTAAACGACGACGAGAGATATTTTATATCAATGATTCTCGCATTTTTCGCAGCGAGCGATGGTATCGTTATGGAGAATCTGGCGCAGCGATTTATGGGCGATGTTCAGCTGGCAGAAGCGCGTGCATTTTACGGTTTCCAGATCGCAATGGAAAACATTCATTCGCAGATGTATAGTATCCTAATCGATACATACATAAAAAACACAGAAGAGAAGGACAAGTTATTTAATGCGATTCAGAATTTTCCGTGTATTAAAAAGAAGTCGGATTGGGCGATGAAGTGGATTGGTGATAAACGGAGTTCATTTCATACGCGTTTGATTGCATTTGCGTGCGTGGAGGGTATATTCTTTTCAGGCGCATTTTGTTCGATATACTGGATAAAGAAGCGAGGGTTAATGCCTGGGTTAACATTTAGTAATGAATTAATCTCTCGAGATGAGGCATTACATACAGAATTTGCGGCGTTATTGTACACGAAGTTGACGAAGAAGATTCAGAAACATCGTGTGTATGAGATTGTGCGAGATGCGGTGGAGATAGAGAAGGAATTTATAGCGGAGGCACTACCGTGCAGATTAATCGGGATGAATGCGAAATTGATGAGTCAATATATTGAGTTTGTTGCGGATCGGTTGTTGTTGCAACTTGGATATGACAAGATATTTAATGCGACGAATCCGTTTGATTTTATGGAGATGATTAGTTTGGCAGGAAAGACGAACTTTTTTGAGCGACGTGTTGGTGAATATGCGTTGGCGGAAAAGAAGGTCAGTGATAATGTATTTGAGTTCAATGCGGATTTCTAAGGGGGTTCCGCCCCCCAACGGCGGGAGCTACGCTCTATGTTGACCTACGGTGTAAAACCAGAGGTCCCGTAAAACCAGAGATCCCGCAGCCGTAAGACTTGAAAGAGTGAATATAGACGGCGGATTTCTAGGGAGCGTGCGTGCGTGCATTACATAAACAGAGCGCGCATACCGAAGTTTTGCATTGTTCGGGGTGGTCCTGAATAGGATGTAGCTGGGCGATTAACAGGTAAAATTATATTTGGGTCGGGTCTATTTTTACGCGCGAATACGGTGCCTTGTTGTGCTGGTGTATTTGCGGGTTTCATCGGAATATATGTTGGCATTGTAGGGGGCGAACGATACATTTGGCCTTTCCCGTTGTTGTTGTTGTTATTTTTTATTTCAAAAATATTATTTTTTCCAAATGGTAGGTTTGCTTGTACGATTGGTTGGTAGATTTGTCTCTGTAGGGTAGTTGTTTTGGGTGGTTGCTGCTGCTGCTGCTGCTGCTGCTGCTGCTGCTGCTGCTGATGTGGTAGCGTACCCGAGACCAATTTTTGAACCGACGACATATTTTGCTGATTATATGTATTGGTCGACGACTTATTATTTATTTCTTTGAAAAACATATTTTTGATCTGATTTATACTGCTATTCGAGCTAGTATTATTAACACGGATCTTACCGATACGGTCGATTGTTTGTTCTTCGAATCTTAAAATAGATGGAGAAACAAGTGTATCGAACGTCGTAACGTCAATCATATGCGTTTCATCAACAATTTGATAATTCAAATTTTTGATTGTTGTAATACCGTCTATATTATCCGCTTGAAGGGTAGTTGCCAATTCATCGCGACAAATTAAGCGTTTTATCCCGTCTGCAAATTGAAGAATATTCATATCGCCGATGGAGAAGAATACAGTACGGTCGATCTGAATACCGACCTGAATTGCGCGTGTATGTATAAGATTATCTTCGCCGCCCCAGGCCCAGAAATTCGGAAATCCGCTCGTTTTTTCGAAATCTTCGCCGGTTACTGAAAATATGCCACCTAGTGCGAATTTAAATCCATAATAATGTTTAATTATACCGTGTTTTGTGTTGAAATCAAGTACATTTTTATTATAAGGAAGTGTGTCTATATCATTGAAAATGAATATCATATTCTTGTAATCATTTGGGTATCTGTATTTCATAGCTAAAAACCCGATATTTTTCATACCTCCTCGGTTAAACGGGCGCGTATCCGTTTGATTTACAAAATAATATGTCCAATCGTCGGCGGGTACATCTTCCATAATTTTTTGAATATACGTCGAAAAAAAAACCCGATGTTGTTCTCGGTTACGATAGGGGACGATGAACACGAATTTTGGCGGTTTATTGACATTTGATAACACGGTATTTGGTTCTGATTCTGGATCTGTATGTGGATATGGATTATCGGAAGTAGTAGTCATAAGTAATGTCAAATCTACGATATACATTATTCAGATATTGTATTATTCGTATATTTTCGCAAAATAACACTCGGAATTAACCGTTCGCGCATATCATATAGCTTTTTAAAGCATTTATTGATTGTAACCTCGCTCATATCGCTGATTCGGTTTACGTCCTTCTTGGTGATCGGTAACTTGCACATATGTGCAACGAAATAAATGATGCCGGATGCGATACTATGAGGCGTATTTTCCGGAATGAGATTGTTTTTTTCAATAGTTACGGCGACAAACTGACATAATTTTGTGAGTTCATTATTTACATTTAATCGGCTGCAGTATCTATCAATAAATGCTTCAGGTTTTGTTTTGCAAAATGCCGTCTTTTCAGTGTTCTCGAGGTTCGACTCTAGCTCATTAATAATTGAAACTGCATTTTTGCATCCTTTCGTCGCACTCGTATTGTCTAAATTAAATATGGTTGCGATTTCTTTTGCTGTTCTTGGGCAATTATGCATTTTACAAGAAATATAAATAGATGCGCCGACAACACCGTCGCGGTTCAAACTTCTAAATGTTTTATGTTCGGAGATTCGTTTATGAACACGTAGTGCTTCGTCGATAATCATCTTTGAAATCCCGTTATTTTGGGCGATTGTCGTGATTTTCTGAAACATATCATATTGCGCCTTCTCTTTATACGGCATCGACTGCCATTCGGTATATCGTCGAATTTTCATCATATCCTGGGAATATGAACCACCTTCACACATCACTTTGCAGCCATAAGACGATTCGACCAATAAAGGATTGACAGGCATTCCACAACGTGTCGGGTCATTTGCCTGATTATCATCTGCGCCATAATATCGCCATTCAGCGGTTTGGTCGAGTGATTCATCGGTATATATAATGCTACACGCCGGGTTTTTACAAGTTAAGAATCCGTCGTCTGTAAGAACAACGTCGGATGCACATATGTCACAGTTTTCGCGTATACTTGCTCGTCGATATAAACATTCAACATTTGTTTCTGGCTGGATGAATAATGTGGAAAGCTTCATTTGTTTTTCACGTTTTTCACTATCGGCGGCGACGGCGGCGGCAGCGGTGACGGTCTCGGATGTCGATACCATTTGCATTTTTGACGGATCTGCAGACTGTTTGGGTGATGAGTTTACATTTTGCGGAATATGAATATCCGAATCCGATGAGGACGACAATGACGTCGTAGTATCGATTGTGAATTCTTTTAATAACTCTGGTAGAAAATCGCTCTGTATTTTATCCCATATCATTTTGTTTTTTTTTGTTGTTTTATTGCTTCTCGATGTCCCTGCCCCTGCACCAGCCCCAGCCCCCGCACCTGCCGCAGCAGACACCGACGTATGATGTGACGCGTTTCTATGATGTCGGTCTATTGATTGTAATGCACTAGCTGTCGTAGCCGTCGTAGCCGCATTCGACTGAATAAACACACCATTACAAGACAATAAATTTGACGACGACATAAAGTTACGCGATTTTCACACTCTTTAAATATAAGATATATGTATTTCTTTATATCATTTTTAACCAATCAATTTTACTAGACAATAATTATTGAATATTTATTCAATAATCGATATTCGATATTCGATATAATAGTATATCGGAGTATATCGGAGTAATTACAAAATTATAATAGTATAATAGTATAATAGTATAATAGTACAGTATTTAGTGGTAGTATTACTGATAAACAATGGGTAATCAAGTTTCAAAAGGTGGTTCAGATATGTCATTAGATAGTCACGATAAAATGGCGTTATACGTTGATCTTATTGCGAATCGTATAATATTAAAGGAAGTAAAGCAAAATGCGTCATTGAGTGATAGCGGGAGATGTTCTCAATTAATTATTATAACAAGCGAAATATTGAAACGTTTACCATTTAAAGTGATTTCATATATGAACCGAAAACGTAATATATTGGGCAACGGATTTGAAAATTATGCTGCATCGGAAAATGTATTAATGTTGGATACAGCAATGATGACATCCAAAGAAAACGGGTTAGATGAAGCAGACCCGATTAAAAAGGCGCAAATGTGTATCGGTATTGCTCGTTTTTATGTGCAAATCGGGAATTTATTCGACGCAATTATGTCAACTATAAAACCATATGATTATTTACGCGGAAGTACAACTAGTGCACCGGTTAATTTTTGTGATTTGTTATCGAATAGTTTGTTTGATCAAAATAATTTCGAGAAATATTCGTCGAATAATATGTCTCGGTTTGTGCAAAAACAGCGGGATATGGATAGTAAACTCGCTCGTTTAAGTAAACTAAATCCAGAGAACGAGCAGCTGAATCCGTCGGTTTGCTCTGTTTATAAAAATATAAAGGATTTACAATCGTCGTCGTCGTCGTCGTCTTCGTCGTCGTCAAGAAAATCTATTTTTTCTAGATTAGACCGGTTGTATCTTGATGTGTATCAAGAACGACACAGTTTGAATTCTAAACCCGAATTCATCGAAATGACAAAAAAAATGAAACAAAACATTTATTTACCGGATGTACACGCAATGTATAAAGCGGTGACAGGTCGTGATGCCGGACCGGAAATCCAGTCCTTTGGCGATATTCCGTTTGATGTGAGTAGAACTTCCATTCGCGAGAAGTGTAAAGATGATGAAAAAGCACCCAAAAAAGGTATCAAAAATACGGTAATTGTTGATGACAGCTTGCGAACCAATCAGTATTTTGAAAATTATATAGAACATATACGCTCGATGATACGTAAAACGAATCAACAACGCGGGGAATTGATTGCATTGTTAGATAAAATATTCGTTATAAGTAAAAAAACCGATACAGAAATACAGAAAATATACGATGATTTTGGAAGAGGGTCGAAACGGGTAGAAGGATTAGATGTTAATAATAATTATTCTCGCAATTTCCAAAAATATTTGATGTTTAATAATTTCTACATAAATCCGCAGTTAACCGACAGTATGTTACAGAAAATAATAAATGAAGCAAGGGTAAAGATTGTGAGAATGTATGTAATGTGTCAAGACAATTTTGTGAAAGGTGTTGAATTACTGGAAGCAATGCACGCAAATGTAAAATTAAGGTATGAATCTCAAATGATGCAAGGCGCGCTCCAGGGGCAAGCAAATATGCAACAGACGCAGCAACAGCAGCAGCAACAGCAGCAAAGTGAAGACGAGGTAATCGAAAAAATAAATAGTGAACTCGGTGCGTCCCGTGCAGGAGAAAGTTTCCAACGATTAATGACCAAGATTGATGATGCGATGAGTACAGTATCGAGCAAGAAAAAACCAAATATCAATTTATTGAAAGATAGAATATCTCGAGAGATTACTGAATATATTGATCGAGCGAAACAACGAAACAAGGATATAACAGATGACAGTACGAATAGAGAAATAAGAGCTATAATCGAGGAATACAAGCGACAATTTGCGAAAATTATCGAATAATAATAATTTCATTGTTTACTATCTACAATAACCGGTTTTCCAATTTTTGAAAATACTCTTCATTATAAACTAAATTTCCGGTTGGACGATATGTATTCGTCGGTTTATACTCCTTTTTATCTTGTCCGTTTCCTGCGGCTGCACCGCCACCACCGCCAC